GAGCCTTCCGGCTCACATCATTAGTCGTTCTCTGGTCGAGAGCGCGGGCAACTAAATGCCCTGTCGTCGAGTACCCCGAAAGGAGGCATCGACTGGTGTTCGACACCAAGACATCGGTGTTACGGTTGCGCGCGGTTGGTCTTACGACCAGTCAGGCGCATGCCATTGTTCGTCGGGTCCAATTGTGGATCACTAATAATGGTGAGGAATGGACGGTTGATCGCATTAAGGAACTCAAAAGGAACCTTTTGCGACAATATGCTGGGTTGAGCCCGGTCACTGAACATTCCTGGATCAGGTACCGCTCTCGAGGTCCCGTTGGGGACTTCGCGCCCTTGTTCCACATGAGTAAGAAGCAATTCCGAAAAGCGTGGAATGCGGTAATGATTTACAGTGGGCTGTTAATAGATCACCCGGTTCTCCGGGTAACAGCCCGCCAGTGGGAGAAGATGAGAGGCGCAGTAATGCGTTCTCAAGTTTCCCAGGAGGCCCTGATCGAGGGTCTCCGGCTGGTCCACCGATCCCCGCTCTCCCTTCAGATTAATGTATCTGAAAGTGAGGGGCAGCCACTTATGTGGTATAAGCCCTCTCCTTCCCGGAGAGCGCCTGTTGGGCGACGTACTGTCCCAGACATAGAGGGAGTGCTTAACTCCTTGCAGTGTCTTTCCTCTCGTGCCACTTGGACTATCCAGAATATGGATATTCTTCAAGGCTCACTCAGAGGGATCGACCCGCTTGAACGGGATATCCTTGAGTGTAATCTCGAGGACGAACAGAAGAGTGGTTCGCCTCCCTTGGAGGAAGACTATCGCCCTTTGATGGGGGTGATAGCGCTTATCCAAGAGCCTGGGTGTAAACTCAGGTTCGCGGCTAACCCTTATCGGGTCTATCAGCAAGCGCTGAAACCACTCGGTGAGGCTTTATATGATGCCTTGAAACGTGTACCGAACGATTATACGTTCGACCAGCAAGCCGGCGTTGAAGCAATTCAACAGTGGCTTCAAGACGGTTTACCATCTATCAGCATGGATCTGTCGAATGCTAGTGATAACATTCCTCTAGATCTACAGCTTGAATTATTAAGCCGTTTTGGTGTAAGTACACGTTGGATCCAGTTTTACCGTGACTGTTGTCGCGGGGACTGGTACCTCAACCTTACTTCAGGTGAACCCTGGAGTGCCAGAAAATTGTGGGACCAGAAGATGGTCCTCCATGGAATTAAGCTACCATGGCAAGACACAATTCGATGGACGGTTGGGGCTCCACTAGGTCTGTATCCGGTGTTTGCCAGTTTTACACTCTGGCATCACTCGATGGTACAGGTGTGCTTCCACGATCTTGGTATTCCCAAGGTTGATGGTCGTTGGCCTTATGCCATCATTGGAGATGACTTGTGGCTCGGGAACGCACAGGTTGCGAACCTGTACGTGGACCGTATGACCGCCCTTGGTATACCGGCATCAACCTCAAAAGGGTTGGTGTCAGAGGGTACCGCCGACTTCGCAGGCCGCGTGATCACCTCGAAAGAGGTGGTTCAGGGTATCAAGTGGAAGGGTCGGTGCTCCGACGAGTCATTTGTTGACTTGTGTCGGAATATCGGCCCCGGGGCCTTAGTTATGCTAAGGCCTCGCCAGAGGAGGGTAGTCAACTACATTGCTGACTTACCTGAACCTTATGGTTTAGGTTGGAACCCTCTTGGTATCCCTCTCGAAGAGCGTCTGAACTCCACAATCGAAAGACTGTGGTCACGCGACGAGCGTGTGAGAACTTTTGAGAGAGGTGCGACTTGGATAAACCGTCTTCTCTACGCGACAGGATGGTTACACCTGGCGCCGTGGAAGAGCAATCTTCTCGACGTCGCTCCCCTAGCTTCCGACCAGGAAGCTCTGATGTTAACCCAAATGTTGTTCCCTGGCTGGGAAGCCAGTGTTCCACTATGGGCTAACGTGGCTGAGATATTCTCTGAGAACAGAGAGACTCTCTCGCCACAGGGACGTATTGCATACCGTCTTATGCTTCAGCGGGTCTCTTCCCTTGAGAAGAGGGCAGAAACTCCAACGTTGGTACAGTTGGAGCGGAAGATCCGTCGTGTGCTAGCGCGTAGTCGATAGCGCCAGCCTGAGCGGTCTGTTCCGTTTCAGGTATGTAACACCTCATGATAAGAAAGGCCCT